ATGTCCCCAGCGCGGGGAATCGGCATCTCCCATGTCTCACTCATTTGTCACCTCCAGACATTGGCCCCAAGTTTATGTAACCCGGGGTGTCTAGCCCTAGGTTTTTACGGCGGCGTTCCACCCATTTCAGCCACCACGGGTCGGCCTGCTTCGGGGCGGGAGGCGTGTGATACCGGGGCCGATAGGCAAGAAGGTACTCCAAACACTGGACAATGTGACATTCTCCACGGGTATTCGGGGCATCGGTGACAACTGGGACGCCGGAAACATAGTTCACCTTCTTGCGGTACCTTTTGATTTCCCTCTCCAAATCCGGCACTGCGCTGGATAACACCCGCAGAAACGGGGTGCCGGACTGCGGGCGAACGTACATTCCGACTCGGGTGGCTTCGGTGCGGGCCGGTATGTCATCACATCCAGCAAGAAAACTTGAGCCCGTGATCTGGCTGGAGATGCCCCGCTTGATGAGTTCCTCTGTGTACTGCTCGCTGGGCAGCCGACCGGAGCCGATGTCTCTGATCCTCGCCCCGTGGGCGTCGATGATAAAGGCGTGGAAATTGTGGTCGCGAACTTTCTTGTCGAACTCCTCGCCAAACACCTTGGCATTGCATTGCCTGAGATAGAGTTGGTCATAGAGGAGAACCATGTCATCGGACGGCGGGACGGCCGCGAACAGGACTGCGGTGACGGTGTGGCCCGGGTCAATGATGGCGTATCGAGTCCAGTTTTCGGGGACTTGCCCGTTCTCCAGTGCATCGCGGGGGAAGCCGTGTACCGCCATGTCGAAGTTGGGGTACATGAGAACCGAGTCAACGATGAAGTCGCCTTCGGCTCTCTGCCGCAGTGTGTCCTGACCGATGGCTGCCCACCGGGCGATGGATTTCTGTTTTTCAACGGCATCGAGGAATGGGTTGTCCAAGAACCGCAACTTGAACGCCCGGATGTGGGAGTCTTCGCCGTGCAGTGCCTCTTGCTCCTCGGCCCGCTCCTTGAGCCCGAGCAGCGCGTTATTCGTGCTGTGCGGCATGGCTGACCAGCACATCTTCCCCTTCCGGTCTACCAAGCGTGCTTGGAGTTCCGGCACCCAGTTCTCGTTGTTAATATCCTCGTCGATGTGTACCCGTGAGGCGGAAAAACCTTGTACGGGCTCTCCCTCGCTGGAGAAGAAGTAGATCGTCCAGCCGGTGTGAAGCACCGCTTGCTGGATGTACTGAGCAGACTTCAGCACCCACGACTTGCTTTTGACTAACCGCCGTGGAATGAGGGGCGGTGCGGGGCGGGCCTCAAAGAACCGGTCACTGTCAGTCGCCGGGTCGAAAACCCGCCACTCGCCGGTCTTTAGGTCTTTGATGATCTTGAACGCCCCGTCGCGAAACAACATCGGGTAAACGACCAATCCGATGTGTTTGTAATCTTTTCCGACAATAATGAGCGTCCCGTCTTTTTTGGGATACTTGTTGTACGGGTCTTCCCCGCAAACGGCCCGGGCATCCTCCACGAACGTGCAGAGAGATTTCCCCGAGCGATTACCACCGATGACGAGGATTTCACTCGCCCTGCACTGGTGGACTTGTTCCTGCATCGGCGTCGGGCGGTAGAGCCTCAACGCCTCCAGTTTCCGTTCCCGTATCTCCGATTGCAGTTCCTTGATCTTGTCCTTCTGGTGCTGCGTCAGCGTCGGAATTAAGGGAATCTTGGGCGGGCTTTGCGGGGGGTGCTTCCTTGGCATCAATTACCAACCTTTGTGAAATTACTGCCTGCCGGAACCGGTCACGCAGTTCGTTTTCCAGTTCGTCCTCTGTCCAGAGCGTCAGCGGTTTCTTTGCCCCGCCAGCGTCTACGTTAACGCTGATGAGTCGAGTCACAGTCTCCAGCAACTTGTTGCGGGTGCTGGTGCCGGGTTTGGCGTCGTAATACTGCTTAACCATGATGGCCGCGAAACCGGCCACACCCCCGAAATACTCGCAGACTTTCTCCACGAGTTCGGCGCTGTGGGGGATGTTGCTGCCGCCCGCTTGGGCCAGTTTTGCGTATAAATCCACCCCAGCCGTTTCTATGGCCCTCAGATTGGCCTTACGCTTGGAAGCGGCCTTTTTAACGGCCAGCCTTCTCTCGGCCTTGTGGCAGGCTAGGCAGACGCCTGTGAGCCCATCCCGCTTGTGATGGAAGAAGTTGTCCCGGGTGTGGGGATACTGATTGCCGCAGCGGATGCAGACCTTTTCCATGGCCCCTAAATGATAACAGCCCGCCGGGTTTTCCGGCAGGCCGTTACCATTGCGGTGTGTGTCAGTTGGCTCACGCGCCGGTGACTGAATCGCCAAACAGGTTGACACGGATCATCGTGTCTGCCGTCGTGGAAGACGCTGCCGTGCCGAGATGCGATCCGACCGGCGTGCCGGTGCTGCGCTGAACCACTTGGCCGGTCGTACCCGAGATTTCGACCGGGCGACCGGCGGCGACGGCGGCAGCCGTGGTCTTGATCTGCGTCGGCCCCTTGACCACAAGCCACACGATGTCGTTCACGCGGACGGTACCGGTGAGGTACTCGTCAAGAATACCAATCGTCAGGCCGTTCGTGTTCACATCGGTCGTGGTCGCGACCGCCGAGAACTCGGTCAGGGCCGGGACAGCATTGCCCGCCGCACTGGTCGTGCGGAAGACATACGGCCGACCCGAGTTGGAACTGGCGTCGAGAGCCGAGGAGCCCGTGTAGCGAGCCGCCACGCAGTAGACGAGACGGTTGCTGTTACGAGCGCCCGTGGTTGGGTTTACATCTTGAAAGACCTTGATGGCCCCGACCAGTTCGCCACCCGCGATGGGATTGCCAGCGCCGTCGAGTTCGATCACTTCGCCTTGCAGCATCGTGCGACCACGCGACCAGCCCGGATCGGAGAAGATTGAAGACATGCTTTGTTTGCTCCTAAGTCAGAGGTTCAGATCAGGCGATGGGCGCGAGAAGGAAGAAGTTTCTCGGGCTCTTGAAACGGAAGTTGCCGAGGGTCGAGCAGGCGTACCTGAACGCCTGTGTCTCCTCTGAAAAGTACGGCCCTTCGGCCATGAACAGTTGGTCTTCAAGGCATCGGAGTTCCATATTTCCGATGCTCATTCCGAATCCGAGGCCGTTCGGAACCGCCGCCTCAGTCGTGATTTCCACGCCATCCTGTTCAAACACATCGTTGTAGCCAAACTGGCGAAGACCGTTCTCGCGGGTGACGAGGGCACGCTCCTTCGACTCCAGAAGGTTCAGGTAGCCGATGAACAACTTGCGGTCGAGAACCACCATGTCGATCTGGCTCTCTTTCGTGTCGTTCCTTTTGCATTGATGGATGCCTTCGCGCGTTGCGGCGATTGCCGTTCCGTTGTTACCGTCCCACTTCCCCGTAGCACCCGGGAAGGAGGTCGAGGTGTAGTTCACGATAATGGGCGAGTAGAAGTCAAAGTCTTCGGTGACGGGCACATCGGGGAACACGCCGCGATCTGCTCCGACTGCGGGACGAAGGCGACCGCCGCCATACGCACCGAGAGAAGTATCTAGGCCCGCGTAGTTGTCCTGCGGGAACCCGAACTTGTCCGTGGCGTCTGCGGTACGGGCCACGGCCGGATTGGTCACGGTGATCTGACCGGAACTACTGTTGATGGTCTGCGCCGTTCCGCTGCTGTTGCTGTACCCGAGGAACGAGAGCATCCCGTGGAAGAAGTTCTCGTTACCACTGGCGTTACCATCGACGTAGGGCTGGTACGCGAGGTACTGCTCCAGAGACTCCTGAAGACGCTGGGCCATCTGCGAGGCCACGTTGACGAGAGCCGCCTGACCACGGTTCTCTAACAACTCCCGGCGGTAGATAAGGTCGGTTGTCGTGAACCCGCGCCACGGAAGTTCGGCACGCTTCCACATGTTCACGCGATTGAATGTTCGGGGAGTGTCTCCGGTATTACCCGTTACCGGGGCGTTGCGGAAACGAACATTCCAATCAAAGCCCCGCCCGTTCTGGTTCATCAAAATGTTCCCGCTGGCTTCCAGCATCGAGAACACTTTGAAGCGACGAAATACGGCAATTTCTTCTTCCCGCGTGTGCTGGACGATGGTCGTAGCAATCGCGCGAGCCCAGTCGTTAGGGGAGGCCATGTCTTATTAACCTTTCTTATTCAAGACCCATGCCGTTTAGATTGGACAGCATCCTGTCCGCAAAACTCATGGGCTTCTTGGGGGTTCGTGAGTCCGATGCCGGGTTCGCCCTTCGCGGGGCTGTTCTGCGTGCCTGATTTCTCAGGAAATCCATGTTTTGCTGTGCGGCCGAGGGCTGTTGGGCCACCGGCTGCGGTTGCTGCGGGACGGTTTGGGTTTGCTGCGGGGCTTGCTGCATCAGGTTTTGGAGATTGGCAAGAGCCAAGTCCCGCTCAACCATCGCGGTCGCATAATCCCAGCGGGCTTTGGCACCATTAATGCCTTGGCCCCTTGCGTCCTCAATATATTTCTGGACAAGAAGACCCTCGCGGGATACACGACCTTCTTGGTCGTACAGCCAATCCCTGTTCTCTTGCTCAATCTGTGAGACATATGTCTCCTCTTTGAGCCCGGTAATTTGCTGTTCTGCAATCTTTTGGGCTCGATCCGTCACGATTTGCTCGACCATGGGGCCGAGCGCGCCCTGCGGGTCTTCAAGGAATTTCCGGGCGAAATCGGCCTTGTAAGCCTGATATTCGGCCAGAGCATGCCTTGCCTCTAGCGGAGCCTGCTCCGAGATAACCTCACGGCCGTTCTCGTCGCGGGTAATCCACTGTTTGTAAGAGTCTTTTACCTTCGGCGGGTTCCACCACGGGTCTTTCTGCGGCTGCGGCTGGGCCATCGGGGCAGCCTGCGGCTGATTCCGGCTCTGCTTCCACTGCTCAAACATCTCACGGTTGGAGAGATATTCGCTCGCGGCCGGGATAACACTCTGATATTGCTGAAGGGCACGGTAAGCCTGCTGCTCCCGGGCCATGGATTCCTGAATCCGAGACACAATGTCTTGGTCGCTGGCCCCCTCAAACCCGGGCTGGGAGCGAAAAACATCGAGGGGACTGCTGGAGCCAGAAGACTCGGCCTCTACCGGGGCCGCTGATTCCGTAGCCTGCTCTGGAACATCCGGCAGGCTGTTTTCTGATTCACTGCTGAGTACCGCTTCCTCGTCCGACATTACTACCTCCCTGTGGATTACGGGTGCCGTAGTATTGTGAGGCGCGGCGTGTCAGTCCCCCTAGTAATTTTTCCTGCTCCTCCCGGTGGCGGGCAAGGACTTGGGGGTAGTCGGGGCTGTTGGGATCGGCTGGTTTACCTTCGGCGTCTTTTACTCCGACGTATTTCATGGGGGTGGTAAAGAAGCCCATGGGGCTGGAATTAGGGCCACCGGCAACCATGTGATTGGCAAATGTGATACCGGTGTCGGTGGGCTGATCGGTGTAAAAATCAGTGGCGACCCCGCCGAGAAAGGACTTCAGGCCAGACTTTGCGATGGACTTAGGGAGCGTTGCGCCGAGGGTCACCACGGTCGTGGTGTCCGGCCAGTATGCCGGGGCTTTGGCAGCCCAATCTTCAAATGGTGTTGGGTATCGGTAGGTGGGCTTGCCGGTGTAATAGTGGCTGGAGGGCGGGGTGTTCCGCTGGCGAATCGGGGCGTCTTGGGCGTTTCGCATTTGCCAATCCTGCAAGACGTT